AAACGGCATCCTGTCGGGATCGCAAGGAAGGCTAGTTGGCCTTGAACCCGCCCTTGGGGCGGCCGGTCTTCGGCTTGGCCTTGGCCAGCTTCTCGACCTCGGCCTCGTCGAACACCAGGGCGGTCGGGGCGGCCCAATAGCGGGTCAGCCCGCCTTTCTTGGCCCCGAGCAGGCCCAACTGGCGGACCCTGCCCATGCTGACGCCAAGTTTCTTGGCGGCGTCAGCCGTCGAAATCAGCTTCTTGCCTTCAGGTAGGGCCACGACCATGCCTCAATACTAACGCCGGGGCTACGTCCGTCAAACTGTACGACTGGAACTGGCCCCCGACCCCGGCGTAGGATCGTGGGCAGCTCCAATGTTCGAGTGGAGGCGGCGGGAGTTGTACTTTTGTATAGTAGTGCCTCCACCCAGGAGAGTAGCTATGCAACCGATGACCTTCCGCGAACTGGTGGAGCGGTATTCAACGCTCCGAAATCTGAACGCTAAGACAGTGAAGCTCTACGACCAGCTAGCCGACCGGCTGGACGCCTTCCTCGGCCGAGAGGCCACCGTCGCCGACCTCGACGACCTCGTCATCTCCCGCTATCTGCGATGGAGGGCAGCGACGCCGGGATGGAGAGGGGCGGTTCCATCTGCCGCAAGTGTCCAAAAGGACAAGGTGATGCTCGCAGCCGCCTGGAACCTCGCCGCCAGAAAGAAATGGGCGGCCGACTTCCCCGAGCTCCCGCGGATCAAAGTCCCGAAGCGACTGCCGACCGGTCGTGCCTACACGCTGGCCGACGTGGCGGCCCTGATCCGGCGGGCCAAACGCCGCAACGGCAAGACGGGCGGCAGGCCGTCGGCCTGGTGGTGGTCCACCGTGCTCTATGCCGCCTACTGCACTGGCGAACGCTTTACGGCCCTCACGTCACTGCGTTGGGGGCAGGTGGACCTCGCGCGGGGCAAGGTCGTGTTTCTCGGCGAGACGCGAAAGGGCAGCACCCGCGACATCGAGCGGGACATACCGCCCGAGCTTGTGAAGATGTTGTCGCCGCAGCAGGGGCCGCCAGACGCTCTGGTGTGGCCGTGGGACCGCAAGAGCCGAGCCCAGTGGAATAGCCTCAAACTCCTCTGCAAGCTCGCAGGCGTGCGATACAGAGGCTTTCACGGCTTTCGGCGTACGGCAGCCTCATACGCCGCACTGGCCGGCGGAAGGGCCGCAGCGACGCAGATGCTTGATCACGCGGATCCCAATCTGCAGCAGGTGTATGTCGATCCGACCATCTGCCCAGAGGATCGGGCCACGATGCCGCCGCTCGACCTGACCGACCCGCCCATTGACAGTATTGGTCAAGGGCCAGAGTCGGCCGCGTGACCGCGACGGGGGCGGCGAGGGTAAAGGAAGCGAAACCCCTCGCCGCCGCGCCCGTCCGGGTCAGTGTTGCGGGTCTTTGTCGATAAAAATCGAGTAGCCGCCTCGCGCCCTGGCCTCCATCACATCGACCTTTTCCTTAGTGCCCGGGATCGCGGCCGTCGGCTTTGGCGAATCCATCACGGCCTGCACCTCGCGGACAACCTCGTCAAACGCGTCGCGAGCCAAGAGCAGGGCGTCATGCAGAATCGTCCGGTCATAGCTCGCGGCCCGCTCGGTGTACGCATGGTTGCCAATCAGCGAATCGCCGCCGACGTTGCGGCGATTGCTGTAGATCAGTAACGTCGAACGCAGGTGGGCCTGCACGCGCTGCACCCGCGTCAACCACTTGCGTAGCTGCGGGTTGAGGTCGTCCGGCCATCTGACTCGCTGTGCCAAGCGACCGCTCCCGTGATCGCTTCCTTTGACGGTCCACGCTATCCGGTGCGTCAAGCGCGGCGCAGATGCCGTGCCTCCCAGATGCAGCGGCGGAAGTCGATCCGCTCCTCAATGCTGGCGAACCAAATCGCGGCAAGCTCTGTCACCACGGGCTGCACCAGGAGGTCGAGGGCCGCCATCGTGTTGGGCGACGTGCCCCATCGGGCTTCGAGGTCTTCGCGGACCTTGGCCCAGATGACCGGCATCGCGTCGAGCACCTTCGGCGCGTCGGCGTCGCCCTTGGCGGCGTAGCGGGCCATCGTTCGCTCTGGCCAAAACCGCAGCGTCGTATCCACCACCTCGGCCGTAGCGTCAGCCATGCCGCCTGCCTTGACGGCGAGACGGCGGTTGATCGTCTTGTGCAGATCCACGAGCAGCATGCCGAGCGCGTCGCCCACGGGCACCTCCCGCCACTAGGGCCTGGCCGGTGAACCTTGCGCGGGCGACGCGCCCGACACGCGGCACTTACCATCAGGGCAGCCGGTGCCGCCCTTGCACTTGCAGGTCGCGGGGCAGGGGCACGGCGTCCGGTGGCCGTCGCCGTGCGTGATCCAGCCGTTCACGCACTCGCCGCAGCACTTGTCGGGCTTCGGCCCGGGGGCCGGGGGCGTGGGGCTCGGGGCCTCGATCGCCATTGACGCTCGGGCCGCACTGACGGCCGCAGCCGCGCGGGCCGCCTCGCGGTCGAACGCGACCGGGTCGGCCGAGAGCCCGGTGAGGATCCAGATGATCCAATTCCAGAAGGACATGGGCTACCAGCCTTTCCCGTGGTCGATCACCGCGTAACCGTCGTCACCGATGGCGGGGGCCTTAACCAGTTGCCGCGACTCAGGCTCGGGCGGGGCGGGCTCAACGAACACGGCAATCCAGAGCATCTGTTTCGCCGCCTTGGCGATCCATCGGAGGACGGGTCGATCCGCGAGCGGGCCGACGGGCTGGCTTGGGCTGGCCATCCAGTAGCCGAGGGCCACGCAGGCGACGAGGACGATCATCGTGTTGCGGTCAACTTTCATGGCTCAACCTTCGTCAGAGACTCGATCGGTGCCGGCTGCAGCCAGCGGCCGTTGTGAATGTCGCGGTAGCCAAACCCGGCGACGCCGCCGATGGCCCACGTATCGCCCTTGATCATTCGCTCGACGACGCTGCGGCGTGCGAGAAACGCACCGTCGGGCAGGTCGGCCGGGAACTTGCCGCCCTCGTATCGCAGGTAGCGAGGCCCCCAGCTATTGAGAATGACAGCGAGATCGTCTGGAGCGCCGTTGGCCTTGTGGAGAATCCCACAAATCATCATCTGGTGATGCCACGTCCCGCTGGCCTCGGCGATGCCGCGATTGGCGACGGTAGAGAAGCCCTGCGAGCTTGCGACGGTGCACGGGTAGCCCGACTCCAAGGCCGCCGCTAGCTCGCTCCAGGTCTCGACCTTGACGACGTGCTTACACGGGTGCTTCTTCGCCAGCCGGTCGAGCCGATAGTTGTCGCCCTGGCCGCCGGCCCCGTACGCCCCCTCGCTCTTTTCTCGGCTGGCGTTGTAGGTCGTGTAGTCGAAGATACCTTCGTATGGCTTGCGGTAGATCACGCCCCAGTCGCGGAGCCAGCGGGCGGCGGCGGCACCGAAGGAGCCATCGCTCCAGCCGCCGACGGGCTGCGACCCGTCGTAGCCTTCGGGGTTGTTTCGCCTCGCCTCGACGCGGGATCCGCCATACAGTGGCTCGGTCGCGGGCATCAGCGGCGGCTCGGCTAGTTCGCCGATTTCCCACGACACCGCCTCGGCACAATACACGGCGTGCATCGCGCCCCACGCGACGCAGCTGCCGTTCAATTGCTTACCAACAACGAAGTCCGTGCCGTAGCGGGCACGGTGAGCCTTGAACATGGCACGATAGAGGAACGTGTCCACGTTCTTCGCCTTGGCCATAGCCTCGGCCCCAGCCTGCCGGAACATCGGCTGCGGAAGCTCGGCCATGAACTCGGCCACGCCTTCGGGGTTGGGCACGTACCCGTAGTTGCCGTCATCGCCCCCGAGGCCGGTCCAGCCGCCGGGAACGCCGTCGCCGCGCCACGCTTCAAGGGCCACGGCGAGGCCCAGCCCGAGGAGCAGGGCGGCGGTAAAGATTTGCCACTTGGCTTTCGCGGACGAGCTCATCGGGCGGCGGCCTCCGCGGCACGGCCAACCTCGCGATAGGCGGCGACCCATCGGGCTCGCTGCTCAGGCGTCAGCGGCCCGCCCGAGGTGCCCGCGGCGGCGTTGAGGTACTCCTCGATCGCGGCCCGTGCCCGGGGGTGCTTCTCGCCGAGGCTCTGCCCCTTCACCAAGAGGAGCCGGGTCCGCACTCGCAACTCGTCGAAAGCGACGCCCGTCTTGATCAACGGCTCGGCCTGCGTTGCGTCCCACTCGAGCTCGGCCGCGAGCTCGTTGCACAGAGCGGCCGTCGTGGCCGCGTCGGCTGCGGCGTCAGGCCCGACGAACGTGCCCCGCAAATCGAGCCTGGTGGCGTCTGGCGTGGGTGTGGGCTGCGGGCTGGCCGGCGAGCGGCTGGCGTAGGAGATCAGGGCAGCGGCCCCGAGGGCGATCGCGGCGTAGTGCCGGCGGTCGAGCCGCTCGACCAGGTGGGCGTGCTCCTGGATCCACGGCCACGCCAGCGCGACGGCAGCGGCCAGCAACAGGGCGGCGGTGATCATATGGCGGCCTTTCGCACGAGGGGCAGGAGCGACTCGATGGCACCGGCCGCGGCGAGAAGCACGAGTTGCCGGATCGTCGGGCGAACGATGAGCCAGACGGGCCACGCCAGCGTGGGCACGGCCTTGTCGGCCACGGCATCAAAGAGCAGGCCAACGGCTTCAAGAGCCCACGCCTTCTTTGCGGCCCCGCTTTCGGGCAGCGAGTCGAGCGCCGCCATGACCGTCTTCAGGAGGGCGACGGTGAGCTCGCCAAACTCGGCGACCGTGATGCCGTCGGCTGCGGCCGAGCGGGCCGTTGCGATGAACGCGGCGACCTTGTCGGCCACCGTGTAGAGGTTGCTGGCCACGGTGATCGGTGCAGACGAGATCATGCCTTCACTCCTACGACGTACAGTTCCACGTCAGCCGCGGCGGCTCCGTTGTTCGTGATCGCGATCACCTTGTCGCTCGCCGTCGTCGCGTAGCCCGCCTTCGGGTGCGAGACGTAGAGCACGCCGTCGGGGCCGACCGTCGTCGCGCCGGCCGCGAGGGCCGTCCAGCGGTTCGAGGTCGTGCCACCGACCGACAGGCTCGCCGCCGTCGAGCGGTTCTTCACTAGTAGTGTCTTGACCTTGGCAAGCGACAGCGTCCCGGTGCCGCCCATGATGTTGAGCGTGAGCGCCCGCAGATCGACGGTCGCGGTGCCGCCAGCCGCGATGGTGATCACGTCCTTGAAGTAGCCGTTGGCCTGGTCGTCGCCCGTGCCGTCAACAAGCGTGAACGCTAGGTTGGCCGTCGCCGTGTCGGTGACGGTGGTCGTATTCAGTTCGTCGGTCCACCGCGGGACGATCCGCAGGGAACCGGTGAGCGAGAAACTAGCTGCCACTGCCGCTGCCTCCCGCTGCCGTCGAGGTGCCGAACAAATACAGTTCGTAGGTGACCGCGGCCCCGTTGGGATTCGCGATGCGGATCACGCTATTGGCCTCGGTGACCTCCCACGAGTCGGTCTGATTCACGGAAAACCACTCCGAGCCGGGGCCGACCTCGGCCGCGTAAACGACGGTCGGTCGCCCGGGATCCACGCCTACCAGGAGCCGACGGCCCGGCGTCGTCGTGGTGTTCGCCACGCGGATGGCCCGCAGCTGCCGGAAGGTGAACGGCACCGTCACGCCGAGCGACTGCTGCGTGAGGTTGAGCAGGTCGAACGACTCGATGGAGTTGGCCGGGATCGTGCGGGCATCGGCAAACACGAGATCCGCCTCGCCCGGCCCGTCGCCGTCGGTGATTGTGTAGGAGCCCGACACGGTCTTGCGGTTCGTGATCGACCCGACCTCTTGCGTGTCGAGCCGCGTCCACGAGAGCGTCGTGCGGATCGTGCCGGTCAGTGCGTCCGTGAGCGTCTCAGCCATTGACGAGCCCCGCGTTGATGGCCTGAAGGAGGGCGGCCGGCTTTACGCCCGCGCGAAACGCGGCGAGCTCGATGTCCGCCTTGGAATGCCTGGCGGGGCGCTTGCTCGTCACCTTGCCCCAGAACTGCTGCTGTGGCGTGTAGTTCGCCGCAATCGACGTGATGTCGCCCGGGGCCGCGATCGGCTCGCGGCCGTCTGCACCGCCTCGGCGAAAGTGGGCGTGAGCGATCACGCCCCTAGGGTCGCCGCCAGAGGGGGGCAAAACGGAGGGGCTATGGATGGCGACACTCGGCCCGGCAGGCGGCGTAGCCGGCAGCGTCGATGTCGTTATCGGGATGGTCGTCGGGGCCTCTGCTGCGAGCGATCTTGTCCAGCTGCATGATCGTCGCCCAGTCCTCGGGGCGGAACGAAGTCCCGAAGGCGGCGTTGACCAGGGCGACCGTGACGCGGAAGTGTTCCAGCGGCGGCCCGTACTTCTTCCGGCGGTCTCGGACGGCGGCAGCGGCATCGAGGAGCAGCCGCTCCGACGGGCTCACGTCGTCGGCCTTTGGGAGCGTGTGCGTCCTCCACCCAGCCGGCACGTCGGGAGTGACAGCCCGCAGGCTATCGCCACGCAGTCGCTGCCCTTCGAGCTCGCGGTGCCCGCGAAGAATCCAGTCGTCGGGAATGCTGGGCGTGTCAGAGTCGGCGGCGTCGCTGGGCACCGGATCGACGGTCGTGTCGAAGCACCGAGCCGCGGCTTCCTGCGCCGGCTTGCATCCGGCCAAAGAAGCGGCCATCGGCGTGTAGCCTCGATGCTTCGGATCGGCGGGATCGGTCGCTTCCATGCGGGCGGCAACGGCCTCGCGAAGGGTTTGGTTGTCGGCTTCCAACTGGTCGAACGCTGCGGTCATAGCTTTCCTTTCGTGGATCAATCGAAGGACATCGGCGGCGAGCGTGCCGCTGGTGCCCGTGTACGCACCGGAGAATCGACGAGCCCGGTGCTCTGCTGCCGTTATGTAGTCAGCGTCAAGCACGAGCGGCACCGGCGACGAGCATGCCGGCGAGTCCGCCGCCGGGGGCGTAGAACCACGTCTCCATCGCCTGCCGTGATCCGAGGTAGCCTTCCTGCGAATGCCAGTCATCGGGCGGGCACAGAGCCGGTGCGATCCGCACGACCACGCCGTCAACCGTGTCGATGCCGTCCGTGTCGATCACTCGCCGCATGCGCGCCGCTTGCTTGTGAAGGTGGCCCGTGTGGAACTCGCGATAGCGGCAGCGGCTCCAGGCGTCGGGCACCTCCAGTGCCATGAGCGACGGCAGCTTGCCGCGAGCCTTGTCGCCGTGAGCGAATCCGATGAGGTTGCCGGCGTGCTCCAGGTACTGCCTGTGCGTGTAGGTTTCGTGGATCGTCACCCGCTTGTCGGCCTTGAAGTGCGTGGCCAATAGCAGGCGAAACCACGCGGTCATCGTCTCATCGTGATTGCCCGGGACGCAGACCACGTCGGTTGGGCAGGTCTCCGCAGACCGATCGACGAGGTAGGTGGCTGCGGCCGTCCCGGTCTCGATCATCTTTTCGAGGCGGCCGTCACGCTCTAGCTGCGTGCCGCGCGTCGTCTTCGCGTCGGGCGTGTCGTAGTGATACACGTCGCCAAGGAAGGCAATCGTCCGCCGGGCTGGCTCTTGACGGTCGCCAGCGTCGATGAGCCGCAGCCCGGCGTCTCGCACCAGGCGGTCGGCATGATCGAGGTCGTAGTCGTCGCCGCCCGTCGTCTTGCCCCAGGCGTATTTGCCGAAATGCGGATCTGCCACGACGAGCACCTGCCAGACGCCGTCACGTTTGGCCTTCGCTGCCTTGGCCTTGGGCTTGCCGATGCGGCCCGAGGCAGCGGCTCCCGCGATCATCGCCTCGACCGCCTCGCGGATGCCCGGCCCGGCCTTCGGGCGTAGCCGAACGTGCACGCGGTGTAGCTCAGTGACAACCGGCTCGCCCGTCTCGCGGTCTGCGGTCAGCCCTTCCCACTTGGTCGCCTCGCTGGTGGCAATCTCAAACTTGGTCAGGTCGGCCTCGATGTGCCGCAGCAGATCCTCGACGGTGCGGATGCGAGCCGAAACGCTCTTCACTTCCAGGCCGTCGGCGGTCTCCTTTTTGGAAACCTCTTCGATGGTCAGGCCTTTGTCGCCGTTGATCTGGGCGGCAACCTCCGCGACTACGCTCTTTCGAGCCATGCGAGCACCCCCTGAAATTGGACGGCGGCAATGCCGCGATCTTTCAGCGTCCGTGCGATCGCCTCGGCCGCCGGCTTCTTTTGCTTGCCGAACCGGCCCGCAAGGTAGGCGTCTTTGATCTGCCGCAGCGTGTCGGCGTGCTCGGGGGCGATCCGCTGATACCACGCCTGTGACTGCCGCTCGCTAATGTTGCCGAGCACCTCGTCGATGATGTCGCCTTTGGCCTTGCCCACGCGTCACTCCTCATGGTCGTCGGGCTGCCGGAACCCCTCGGCATCGAGCACGCCCGACAGGGTCTCGGAAAACTCCGCGACGGCTTCCTCGCTCAGGTCTGGCCACCGGGCGTGAATCAACTCATGAAGCAGGGTATCTAAGAGGTCAACGCCGTGGAGCGTGTCGGCGATGCGGATCGTCTTGGCGTTGTAGTCGCACTGGCCGTCGTCGTTACGAAGTCGCTTGCGGAGGATCTTCCACCGCTGGTCGCCAACGTAGACCGTCCGCTGCTTGCGTTGGCGGCGAGGCATCGCGCTACCCTGCGAGCCGGCGGTCGTATTCGGCCTTGGCGTCCGGTGCGAACCGGCGATTGATCAGCGACTTGATGATCGCACCGTTGGCAAGCTCGGCCTTGCCCTGGCAGGCGTGCTGGAAGACGAGGTTGCCGTCGCTGTCGTGCTGGCAAATGGCAGGATGCCGCCAGACGGGATTGCGCGGCGGCAGGTGGTAGCGGTGCCCGCAGAGGTGCCACGCTAGGAGGAACGTGTCCTTGTCGCCGTACACGAACTGGTAGACCTCGTCGCTCCAGTCGTTCAGGCAGAGGGCCACGTCGAGGGCGGCGTAATGCTTGCGGCGATCCACGAGGATCTGGCCCGACTCGAACGGCCGCGCCCCGGGCACGGGCTCCAGGCCCACGGCCCGCCACGCGCCCTCGGGCACCCACTGGCCACGCTCACGGCTGGGCGGCAAGTCGGCCCAGAACATCGCGCCGGCCCGTTCGTAGTTCTTGTCGTGAAACAGGTAGGTCGGGTTGGTGACCGGCACGTTGTCGGCGTCGATCAGCAGGGCCTCGGCGAAGCCCGTGTGAGCGAGGGCGAACGACTTGAGCCACCACCCCGAGTGCTGGGCGGATCGGCCCGCCACGGCCCGCGTAGCGATCCCACGCTCGCGACAGAACTGGCCAACGTCCACCAGCCGCACGCCGGGCTCGGGGGCGAACACGCCGCGGATCGCGTCGGGCATCTCGTGCGAGAAGTGCCAGAGCTCGACGGGCAGCCGGCAGCCGAGGCCGCGGAGGGCGGTGATCAGGTGGAACGCCAGACGGCTGTAGAGGTCGCCGCCGGCCACGATGACCACGCCGCGGAGCTCGCGGATCGGCGGCACCAGGAGCGGCGGGTGGTCGAGCCGGTCGGCGAGGGCCAGGCGAAAGGGGGACATGCCGCTAGGGTACGGGGCGTGTCGAGCCGGCCGCAGGGGGTGGAAGGCCTACGTCTTCCGAATCCGCCAATACCACGTCCGCGTGCCGTCTGGTATTCCAGCCGCCCGAATCATCACGTCCTCGCCTTCCGCCAGCTGCTCCTCTTGGAACTTGTTGAGCACGAGCACGTCGGAGATGTCGGCGCAAAACTGGTGCGTGACACTGCGAGAATCGGCCTCCGTGGCGTCTTCAAGCTTTTGCCATGCGGCGAGGCCGCCAAGCAGTGCAAACCCTTGCTTGTACGGTGACTGCCGCTCGTACTCGCCTGGGTCGGACGAAGCGCCGCCAATGAACGCCCCTCCGTTGGTTGTGCCTCGCGACGCAATCCAGTTTGGACCTAACTGGCCCTGCAATAAAGCATCGTCTTCGTACTCGTACAACTCAGCCCAATTCGCGTCTCCGCTTACCGTAGCGAAAAGCTGCGGCTCTAGCTGCCAATCCACGTAATCGACATCGGCTCGCAATGTGACGCGCACCGAGATCGCCAGCGACAGATCACCAAGCGTCGTTGTCTTGAGTGCCGGATACGTGCGATGATCTCGCCACGCAGACAAACACGCTTGTAGGCCCGTCTGCGTAATCGCTCCGCCCGACAACTGCCGGACGACGCCGCTATCTTCGTGGCGAATTACAGACCAGTCATCAGGCCACACTTCCGGCGGGCGACGATAGAGCCACCAGGGGATTAGCTTTCCGACCATCGACGGAGCATGAAAGCTGCCCCCCGCATATTTGTCGCCTGGCAGGAATTCAATTTCTTCAGGATCGTAAAAGCCGCCAACAGGTCCGTTTACTATTGTGCCGTCGGCTCGTTGCACGTCCGGCATAGCGACCAGTATCGGCTCCCACTCCAATACCTCGGCCTGCGAATACGTCTCATTCTCAAACGTGTATCGCACGCGATACCACTCGCCCTCATAGTCGCCGCTCGTCCGCACGGCGTCGGGTGGGCGCGAAACGGCTTCGCGGATTGGCAGCTCGGCCCCGCGCACCGACTCGACGGCCATCCAGACGTTCTGCGGTAGCGTCTCGCCCTGGAGCGTCTTGGCAAACGACATCGGCCCGCCGTCTTTGGCGAGGAGTATTGCGGCCGTGGTTGTTGCTGGACTTGCTTCGCTATTGGTCGGAACGACGGAAAAGTCGCCGACGTTGCCGTAATCCGTCTTCGTAAAATCGGCCTCGGCATTGCCCTGGTACGCGACGAGTTCTACCTCGAAGCCGTCGATGTCCTCGTCGCAGCGGATCGCGGAAGCGTGTAGTTGGGCCGCCGACGGCGCGACGCACGCCGAAAGGCTGGCCGGCGGGCAGGGATCGATTGTGGTCGTCAGTCCGAAATACGAATGCCCAGGAGGCGGCGACGTAAGCGGCGGCACGCCCGGCACGTAGCCGTCGCGGATCAGTCGCGGCGAATACTCGCCGATTGTCACAGGAACGGTCACGGTCGCCGACGCCGATACTGTGGACAGCTTTTTGGAGGCATTCTCAAAGGCAGTCTTGCCGAGCGTCACTGTCCCGGAGAGGCTTGCCACTCGCCCGATGGCATACGGCCCGGTCGTCGAGCTCGTGTCGATGAGCCGCGGCCACCCGCTTTCGTCGGCCATCAGCCACGACGTTCGAGCCGCAAGCACGCACGGCTCTGGATCGTAGGGAAACCCGGCTAGGTCTACTGGCGGATCCCCCTCTTCGATGTCGTGGTATCCGACTGAACCATCGCTTTCGCCAAGAGGTCGCCCCCAGTACGAACGCTTGGTCTGCTCTGGATCTTCAGGGTCCGGGTAGACGTAGATTGTTTTGACTCGCCCCTGCTCAGGGCGGCGATCAATCGACGAGAGCTCAATGGTCACAATGTCGTCGGTGAAGACATCGCCTGCCGGGTCGTACTTCAGCACCAAGAACATTCGCTCTTCTTGAGCGGCGGTCGGCACCGTGACCTTCCACTCCCGGCTGCCGTCGCCAACTGCCTCGACCTCAATGCCATCCACGTCTTCCTGCGTGCCGTCGGGCAGCCATTTCGTGAGCGTGAACTGGCCGACATCGACGCCTTCTGGGTCAATCTTGCGATCAAACGTCAGCGTGACAGACGACACCTTTTCTGACTGCCTTCGCGCCCGCCAGTATTCGCACGTCTGCAGGCCAACGTCCGTAAGCGTTGCCACTGCGCCGCGATGGTCGTCGGCGGGGATTTGGTGCGACTTCCATGGCACCGCTGGAATACCGAGCGGGGCGTTTCCAGCCTCGTCGCTCGTCGCCAAAACACCGATATTCCATTCCGCGAGAAACGCCAGGCTGAAATAGGGGCTGAGTGTGTAATCCCCCGGCCCTGAGATGTACGCTCCGCTGGCCGCATCGCGGAATGCAACCCGACTGCTCGGCCTCGCAAAGAATCCATCTGCCCGCTCGTCTGGCTCGCACAGGTATTGCTTGCCGGTGACGTTATATCCCGGGCGCTTGCCAGATAGCGGCTCAGTGGAGACAACACGGCCGGCTGGAAGATATTTCGGCTGGCCAAAAAAATCGAGCTCCCAGAACAGATCGTTTGGGACCGTGTATCCAACGGCCGGTTTCGTGATGTCGCGAATAAAAGACGAATAGGCCTTATGGAACCCTGGGTTCCATCGCCTGAAGTCTGGGCCTGAGCCTTCCCATGGATCCTCAGCAGGCACCGTCACGACGAGATACGAGCCCTCGGCCTTGGTTGCCGCATTGATTGCCTCTTGCGTCGGATTGACTGCCGCAAGCACTTCGACGCCGTCGCGATAGTAGGTCGCGTGAGACTTCGCCGCGTTCTGGCCGTTGTATGACGAAGGAATCGAAGCAGGCCCGCGGCTCGCAAATGCAGTGCAAAAGCCATTCGCCGGAACCTCCTCCGCCGTGCCGCTCGCCAGGCACACAATCCCAACGTCGAGGCCGGCTGGAGTGCTGAAGCCGGAATAGATGTGGCCGGCGACGATCAGCATCGTCTGGCCTTGAAACTCCAACGACCTTTTAGAGTCAAAACCTTCTGTGTTGGGCGGGGTGTTTCCAGAGTAACCGCTAACGCCCGGCAGGTGCGCGGCCCAGGCCAGTTCGTTGCCGGCCGCGAGTGGCTGAAGCGAAACCGATTCGGCGTAGATGACGACCGACTCCAGCTCCTCCAACGGCCGCTCTATAAAGTCGTTGAGCGGCGTGCCTGGGTGGGCCGGGAGGGATCGAGTTCCAGCGAGGGTGGCAACGTCGCCTGCCGGCTCGGGCAGGTCGCTTAAGGCCCTGACCAGAAACGGTTTGAAGTCGCCGCTGTACGGATCAAGCGGTGAGCCGAAATCCAGCGATTCAACGATAGACGCCTGAACGTCAACAAAGTATGGCGAGCGAATGTAGTGCGCCCCCACGCCGCTAAAGCCTAGGTAATAGCCGCGCGTGGGCTCTAGTGAATTGGGCCAATTCGTCGTATTGAGCGTCTGCGGATCTTCCGGGTCAAAATAAATCATCCACGAATCCGCAAAGCCCTCAGGCGCGTCACGCGCTATAAGCTCGCCTCTGGCCGTGGCTTGCGTTGTCCCAAAAAGCGACACGGACGCCGCGACGTTTTTCTCCGCCTGCGTCGGCGGATGCTCTTCGTCGTAGATGTAGGCGTTGCCTGTCTCTCGCCCCGGCACAGGGCTCCACGTCGCTCCGATGCGTACGCTAAATGCCCCGAGGTCAAACGACGAACTTCCGCCGGTGGCCGTGCCCGTGATCTGCCCGAAAATCTCATACGCATCCACGGACCACGCCCGCGATGTCGTGACCGTTGACGGGTGTGCCACGGCGCTGCAGTCAATCAGAGTGCCGCCTTGCGTGAGCAGCGACTGAACGGCCGAGAACGTGTAGCGTGAGTTGCCGTATGCGTACTTGTGCAGCACGTCAACAACAATGCAGCCGCAGCAGTTGCAGTTGGCCATGGCTATCCAATCACGGCGGCCATGACCCCGTCAGTGCCGGAGCCCATCCACACTATTCGTAGAGGCCCGCACTCGGCCGTGATGAGTTGCGTAACGTCGTCGGCCCGCCCTCGGGCGTACTTGTGGGCCGTGGTCAGGATTTTGATCTTGGCCGGGAATCGGCCAGACACGGCCACGCGGCCGACGGCCCCTTCCGCTATTGGCTCGACGGCCACGCCAACTGGCTGGTCGCCGCCCGACGGCTTAAGGCCAGCGAGCACCATGTCAGACGTGAATTGAGCCGAGGAATTACTTGCGGTTGAGGTGACTGGATTGCCAAGGCCAAGCACGCCCAGCCACGGCACATCTTCGCCGCTGTTGTTTCGCACAAGCAAGATGTTTGACGCCCGAGGCGGCCCCTCCTGTCCTGGCGATAAGAATTTATCTCGCTCGCCCAGCACGATGTCGGCCGCATCCTGCGCCCGGTTCCACGCGCGGGCCGAGATAGCGGTGCCAAGCTTCTGGCCCGGCTCAATGCGGCCATCTTTGCGGGTAGCGTTGCCCATCAGAGCCCCGTCGTGTCAGTGCCGATGCCTAGATCGGCGAAGTTGCTCTCGCGGTAGACCTGGTGCACCCACACGATCTTGGGCACCTTCCAAATCTTGTTGTCCTTCACGTCGTCTTCGTAGTACGTGTTGAGGTACTCGTGGCCCTTCTTCTCGATGTTTACGATCTCGCCGATCGTGAGTGCCGGCAGCGTCTGATCCTCGCCAGCGTTTGGCGAGACGGCGAACTTGTACGTCAACGCCCACGGGCCATCGCCCTTATCTTTGTCCCATTCCTGCGAGCCGGAGCAGCCGAGGAATAGAACCTCGCCTGTTTTGAAGCCGCGAAAATCGCCGTTGTTCGTCGTGCCTGACGCCTGCGACACGGTTTTTATGTAGGCCGCGTCTATGTACGACGACGGCACCTCGTAGTTTTCCTGCCACGACAACTGCGGCACGATGATGTCCACGCCGTTGACGTTCTGGCCGTCGAAGCCGATGACCTTGTCGCCGTCAGTCAGATTGGGCGTCTTTCCCTTTTCCGACACCTTGCCCGCAATGGCCTGCGTGATGTGCTCTTGCCCGCCGGACGTGTCAAACGAACGCGAGCGGCGAATCGGCCCCGTCTGCTCTTCGTCCTCCGCTCCTTCCTTGGAGTAGTTAACCGTGAGGTGCCACGCGTCACCGCCGAGGTATTCCAGCGTGTAGCTATCGGCCTGCAGCTGGCCGCCGCCTGGCGGATAGTTCCAATAGAGATTGCGGACGTTTAGTTGATCAACGATGTCGTTGTGGACGGCAGTGTCGTCCGTCGAGCCAAAGAGCTTCCACGACTTGACGTACGTACTCGTTGCCTTGCGGCCCGGCCGTACGATCGTGGCTGTCCGCGACTCGTTATCCTCGACCCACTGGATCGCCATCCGCTACTCCTTCACGACGCCGCCGTCGCCTTCGCGCGTGTTCTGCTCGATCCGCTGCAGCGTCTCTAGCTGCTTCTGGGGAATGCTGGTCCCTACACCCATACCACCAGCTGCAAACGCGGAGAACGAACCGACGCTCTCGCCTTGGTTCTGGGAGGCCTGGTTCGCGGCGTCTTGCATGCCTGCCGGATCCGCCGCCTGTCCGCCAGCGCCAGCCGCTGCGGCCCCGCCGGCTGCGGCACTGCCAGCCTTACTGAGACGCTCTTGGGCGTCTTCAAGCGCGGCCTCAATCGTGGCGGCTTGCTGCGCCGAAAGCCGGCCGTTGGACGAGAGGGCGTCGAACTCGCCGTAGAGGTCCTGGAGTTGCTCGATCGACGACGCGGATTCAATGTTCTTCAGGAGGTCGGCGAACTGCTCGCCCTGGACGCGGCGGTTGCTGGCCCCTCGGGCCGCCTGTCCGAGGTTCTGCTCGGCGGCCACCGTGTTGGCCCGTCGCTCCTCGGCTCGCTTGTCGTTTTCCGCCAGGCGGCCAGCCGCGATCTCGTCGGCCTTCTTCATCTCCGCGCCCGAGCCGCGGGCCGCCTCCCGCTCCCGCTTGCGGGCTGTGTTGGCGTCGGTGACCTTCTTGTTTTCAGCTTCGAGGTCGAAGCCCTTTTTGATGAAGCTCTGGACGTAGTTCCAGCTTTTCTGGACGGCAGCGACCATGTCGTCAAACGCGTTGAGCACCCAGTTGATTGAGTCGCCGAACACGCCCTTGATGCCGGCCCACATGTAGGTCACGGTGTTCTGCACGAACGCCGACCACGAATCGACCGAGCCCATGATCGCCTCGGACCCGCGAGCCCAGGCGGCGTAGAGCCCGGCCATGGCGATGTCCATTGCGCCCTGGAGGTCGCCGCCGGCAATGGCTTCGTACAGCCCCGAGAACGTCGTGCTGCCGATGTTGCCAAGGTCGGTCAGAAGTGTCGTCGCATCGCTCACGGCCGTAGCAAACCCGCCGCTCAGTGCAGACGAGATGCCTTCAAAGCCTCCGAGCATGTAGAAGACGAAGCCGCCCGCAGCAGCGAGAACCGCGACAAGGGCTAAGAGCGGGGCGTTGGCCACGGCCCACGCAGTACCGGATGCAACGGCCGCCGCCACCGACGCGGCCGAGTAGGCGAGCACGCCAGCCGTGGCCGACACGAACGACATGACCAACCCGGCCAGCGTGGTGATGATGCCCACGATCGGAGCCACGACGAGCGACGCGGCGTTGATCAGGCCGCCCAGGCCAAACGACACCAGTTGCAGCGAGCCCCCGACGCCGACCAAGACAGCGCCGACAGCGCTAAACACGGCCACGCCCTTGGCGATGTTGGCCACGAGCTCTTGGTTGTTGCTCACGATTGACGCGAAGCCGTTGACCACCGCCGTGATTGGCCCGGCGAGGGCCATCAGAGCCGGGGCCACGGCATCGCTTACAGCGATCGCCAGCCGCTCCATCGCGGCGAACAGGCTCGCCATCGCCCCCGACAGCCCGCTCGACATCGTGGCGAACTTGTCGCCCACCGACATCGCACCGGCCATCCCGTCCCGCATGGCGTTGAAGCCATCGACGCCGGCCGAAGTCATCACGGCGGCGGCCCGGATCGCGTCGGACCCAAAGATGCGGCGGAAGATGTCGTCCTTTGCCGCCTGGTCCATGCCTTCGAGGGCGGTCGAGAGCGTGCCGATGATCTCGACCATCGGCTTCATCGTGCCGTCGGCGTTGCGGAACGACTGCACCGATAGGCCCACCTGCTCCAAGGCTCCGACGGCATCTTCGGCTGGGGCCATAAGCCGCATGAGCATCGTCTTCAGGCTCGTGCCGGCGTCTGATCCCTTGATGCCCGCGTTGGCCAGCACAGCCAACGCAGCGGCCGTGTCCTGAATGGATTGGTTGGCCAGCCCGGCGACGGCCGACACCTGCGAGAACGCTTGGGCGATGCCCTCGATCGAGGTCGAGCTCGCGTCGGCCGCAGCCGAGAGCGTGTTCGCAGCCACGTCGCCGCTCACCTTGAACACGTTCATGGCGTCGGCCATCACGACCGCGGCGTCAGCCACGGCCATGCCGCCGACCTTGGCAAACGCGATCGCCGCCTCGCCGGCCCCGCCGAGCACCTGCTCCAGCGACATGCCGGCCTTCAGCAGTTCAAGGAAGCCGGCAGCGGCCTCGGTCGGCCCGACGCCGAGGGCCTGCGACATTGAGAGGGCGGCCTTGCGGACCTGGTCGATCTCGGCCGCAGTCGCCCCGGTGGACGCCTGGACGTTGAGCAGCACGTCCTGGAACCGTGCCCCGGCCATAGCCGAGGCCACGAACGGTGCGGCAAGCCCGGCCCCGACGCCGGCCATCCGGCCGCCGATACCGGCGATCGACGCGCCAACTTTTCCGACCGACTTATTGACGCGGTCGAGCGTCGCAAAGAACTTGCGCGCGTCAGCGCCGATTTCGACGAATACGCCGCCCTGCCTGACACGTCCTGCACTCATGTTTCTACCGTGTGCCAGTCAGGCCCAAAAAGTTTGGCAATCTCTTCTGGTGTGGCCTGGCGGACTGCTTTCTTGCGAGCGAAGGGGTGTAGCTTTGACGGGTCGATTGGCGGCTTGCGGCGGTCCCTGTTCACATTGAAGATCGCCGCCATCACGTTGGCGGTGTGCCACCAGTCGTGTTCGAGGCGGGCGTCTCGGGCTGCGGCGAGTTGCCGGAAGGTCCACTCGCCGGGGTGGACGCCGAGGATTCCTGCGGCTTCCCAGATCGCACTCCAGGCAGATCCGACGCCTTCACCTCGGCCAGCCCCGCCTCCGCCTTGTCGAGCATCTCGCCGGCCACTTCGTCCATCTTTGCCGCGAGGAGCCCGACCATTCGACGGAGGCGCTGGGGGAAAAAATCGACAAGCTCCTGTTCCAGGGCCTTCGCTCCCGCCTCCAAGGAATCGCCGCGAAGCCCGTCGAGGAACTGATCCTTCGTCAGCTTCCGCTCCTCAACCTGCTTGGTCAGGATCGCGTACAGCGACTCGCCCACTTTGGCGAACTGGCCGCGAAGCACCTGGAACGTCTGCGACAGCGACGCCACATCGACCATGTCGAATGGCAGCGTCTTGCGCTCAGTCTTCACGCCACCGTCTGGCAACTCCTCCTCGACCGTCACGTCCACCGTGACCATGTCCCGCACCCGCAGGGCAGATGCCACCGTGAGCGCCACCTGCCAGGGACGACCCTCGTTATCGCGAAACTCCCTCACTCGTCACCTCTCATTCGTTTGGCTGGATGCCTTCCCGACACAAGCGGGCTTCGACCGTGTATGTCACGACGCCATCGACGGGCTGACTTTCGGCAAACGACGTGACAACGCAGGGAATAGCTACGCCGCTGCCGCCGACCGAAACCAGGCTGAACTGCCGCCCCTCAATGATGCCATCCTTGGCAAGGTTGCAGCCGTCAATGTCGTTGAACTCAATCGACACTGAGGTCTCAAACCCGGTCGGGTAGACGGTCGCCTGGCGGCTGCCGTACTCGTCTACGTCAATCGTGCGTGCGGTCCGCTGCACGTTGACAGCACGCACGCCGACCAGCGTGACGCCGTCAACGCTGATGACGCAATCCTTGCCGAGTTGGATCGCCACGGGATTAGCCCTCCCGTGCGGTGATCGTAAACGTCACGGCTCCGTCAATTCCGATGTTCTCAGTGACGCCCATGACAAGAAAGCTGCTGGCCGGCGTATTGCTCGTGAGTTGAGCAATCACGCCCGTGGCGTCGTGGCACTCGATCTCCCACATCTTCGTGGTAAATCCGGCCTTGTAGGCCCGGTAGCCAGCTGCACCCGACGCCCCGCCCTCGTTGGCGCGGTTCGTCACGTCGATGACTTCACACTCTTCCGTGTAGGTCGCCGAGATGATGTCGGTGCCGAACGGAGGGGCCGAGCCGTCCTTGCCAAGAACAATGGACATGTTGGTGCTCCTGCGTTAGGTGGTGGAGTGACGGCTGGCGGAAACGGTCCACGTCTGGATGCCGTCGATCGGGTCAGCCTTAGCGACGCTGGTCACGACGTACTCGACGTTGCCGGTATTCGTTCCACCGAGCGTGAACGTGTCGCCGGCCTCAACGCCCGGGTCGTCCACGCATTCGACCTCGACGGTCTGCTCGATAAGCGCCTTACGGAACTTGCGGGCCGCGTCGCCGAACTTGGTCACGTCGATCTCACTCGCCGAGTTGTTGACCGTGACACTGCGAGCATTCGCAATGCCCGTGATATTCGCGTCCTTGCCGAGGGTCACTGCCATGTGGACTGCTCCGTGTGCGGGGTGTGCCGCTCACGATAGGGCTGACAGGCAGGCTCTCCGCAGGGGGTGTGGCTAGGCTGCGCGGAGCGTGTCGCGGAACCGCTCGCGGGCGCGGGCCACAACTTTCTGGACGCCCGCCGCGCCCTGCATGTACGGCCTGGCAGGATAGCGAGCGGTCTTGGTCATGGTCGTCCGCTCCCAGTTCCTGGAGTGGCGAAAGCCTTTGTGAGACCAAAGGATTGCCCCGTACTGGAACTGATTGGCTTGGGGCAGGCTTGTAGTGAACCGCCCCTTGGCGTCTCGCCCCTGCTTGCCATAACCCTTGCGTCGCAGGAACGCATTCCGGGCCGCCCCGACGCCAATGCGGTAGGCAGTGAGCGTCATCGTGCCGCCGAACTCATGGAGCCGGCCAAGCCAGTCAGCTTTGAGTGCCCCGATTACCACGCTGCGGCGCGACCCATCCCAGAAAAACATCACGTCGCGGTAAGCGAACCGCTTTGGTGCCCACGACTTGATTGGCCTGCCGGCCGAGCGAGGCTTGCCGCTTCCGGCCATCGTGATGTCGCGGTAGAGGCCGCCGACAAACTCGACGATCTCGTTTGCCCGCACCGCTTTCTGGCCGGCTTTTGTCTTTGCTGGGGCATTCTGGCCAATGCCACGCTTTGACGCCTCCTGGATGTCGCGGCCGGTTTTGCGTAGGGCTTCGTAGTTGGCTTTCTCTAGTGCCCGCCGCACCTTTGCCCGATCAAAGAACTGGCCCTTGATCTTTGCTTGCAGGGCGATCTTGGACTGCGTCGCGGCCGAGGCCTCTCGGCGATTGCCGCCGACGGCACCGGGGCGAATGTGTGCCCGGCTTGCCCGTGCCATCAGCGGAACGTCCTGTACGTGACCGAGATCACGGCCCGCCACACGTTGCGTTCCTGCAGGCCCTCGTCTGGGTTGATGTCGAGACTGATCGACATCGGGCTCGTCGCCGGAAACTCCAACTCGCCCCAGTCGTTCGCGAGCAGCACGTCGATGATCTCTTCCGTGAACTCGAGCATCTGGTCGGCATCCGCCTCGGTTGGCGTGTGCCTGCCGACAAACACATTGATCTGGTAGTCGAACTGGTGCTTGGAGCGATCGACTCGCTCGATGTTGTTCTGGCTTCCGGGCGTGACGACGATCACCGGGTTGACCATGTCCTCGATGTCTACGCTCGGCCAGTTCGCGCGAGACACGGACGGAGTGGCATCCACAGTGCTCCACGAATAGCCCGACAAGGCTTCCGCCAAGGCGTCGGCGAGGTCTTTGAGCAGGCTCACGCGGCGGCCTCCAGGATTCGCTCCATTGCCTCGACGTTGCCCGTCAGGCGTGGGTCTCCCGGGCATCGTGCCACGGCTTCCCTCGCCAACTGGAGGGCCTCGGGCCGCATGCCGAGATTCCAGGCCGCCACGCTGGCGAGGTCGTAGGCCTTTGTCTTGGCCTCGGGATCGGTCGCGTGCGTGCCCTGGCCGTCGGCGTTGATCGCTTGGGCGGCGAAGGCGTGACACTCCCGCCACTCCTCCCGCTTGTAGTGGCAGAACGCCAGCTGCTGCCAGGCGTCGGGCTCGCCGGTCGCCTCCGTCGCGGCGTGGTGTAGATGCTTCTCGTCGCCCGTCAGGCGAAACAGGGCGCGGTAGGCGTAGGCCCGCTCGGTCCACATGCCGCCTTTCATTCCGAGGTAGTGGACGAACGTCGCCGCAGCCTGCGGGTCGCCGGCCCACTCCATTTCGCGGGCGAGATACCACCAGGCCCGGGCATCGTGCGGAGCCTCGCGCACGGCCACCTGGAGCAGGGCGAGATCGGTCTTGTGCCGCTTGCCGGCGTCCCGGTGATGGTGGATCTCCAGCCCCTCGACGAACTTTTGCCGCTTCTCGCCGTTCCAGCACACGAGCCCCTCGTGCGTCGCCGCCGTCCACCTGAACCCGTGACGGGCGTGGATGCGGTCGCTGTAGAAGACGAGCCCCGGCGTGCCGTCGGCCTTCCAAGACCACACGTAGCGATAGCGGAGGTTGTTGTGCTCGTTGTCCCACTCCCGCTCGATGACCTCCCGCCACCCGGGCTGCAGCCGCTCGTCGAGATCAAGCCGGATGCAGACATCGACATCGGGCGGCAGATGGTGGAGCGACAGGTTGTGGGCATCGTCCCACCGCCAGGGCACGACGTAGCCGTTGCAGACCGTAACGCCCTGTTGCATCAGGATCCCCGGCGTGCCGTCGGTGGATCCTGTGTCGGTGACCACCCGCACGTCGGCCTCCCGGCACGAGTCGGCCCATTCGGCGCAATGCTTCGCCTCATTCTTCGCCAATGCGTAGACGCCGATTTTCATGTGATCACCGCCGCCTCCCGAAGCCCGTCGTTGATAAAGTCCACGCGCCGCCGCTTCTCGCGGGCGAACTCATCGACCGCTTTCCGTACCTCGGGGTTACAGCAGTCGTCGGCCAGGATCACGGGCACCTGAGCCACGAGGTGCAGGTCGTGCAACGCCCCGGCGTAGGAGTGGTCGCCGTCAACGTGGGCGAAGTCGGCCGGCGGCAGGCTGCGAACCGCCCGGCTGTTGACCACCACAAGCGACGCGTCGATCGCCCATCGCTCGACCACGCTCTGCCAGTGAGCCAGGCAGTCGAGGCTGTCGTCGTCGGCCGCCCCGTCGATACACAAGTAGCGGGCGTCAGGGCAGGCCGTGGCGAACGACACAAGCGAGTAGCCGCACCGCGTGCCGATCTCGATCACCCGCTTCGGCCGCACGTCGGCGGCGACAGACGCCTTGCGGTAGTAGTGGCGAGCGACCCGCTCGTCGAGTTGGAACCAGTCGTGTGGCCGCCACGCATCGGCCAGCGTCTTGGAAATCTTCACTTCAAACGGTGACGGCATACAGCATCCTCCGAAGGTCGTCGGCGTCGATCGCCGTGAGCCACGCCTCGGCGTCGCGAACGCCGTAGCTGGCCACCAGCCGGTGGCCGTTGACCGCCAGCCCGGCGGCAAACTCAATCGCCTGCCTTTCGCGAAAGGCGAAAGCGGGCGAGACCCGCCGCAGTTCGAGGTCGGCGTCAAGCCAGATAAACCGGTGTTCGTAGACGCGGCGGCTGCCGAGGCCCGCCACCTCGTGCACCAGGCCGAGCCAGCCGTCGTCGAACTGGAGCAGCTGCGAGCCGCCACGGAACCGCTTGGCGAGGTCCGGCGACGGGCGACGCTGCGAAATCTGCCACGCCCCCGGGATCGAGCCGTTGGGGTCCACCGTGACGACGTGACCGTTGTGGTTCGCCGCGTAGAGCCAGCCCTCGCGGCCCACAAACGGCATCCAGTTCTTTTCGTGGTCCTGGACGTGGATCCCGTCGAGCACCCGCAGCCCCGAGAAGGTGGCCGTCCGCAGGTCGAGGTCGGCCGTGGCGATCCGGCAGCGGCCGTCGAATGGGCTCACGTCGCGGACGGTGGCCGAGACGCCTATACCCGTTTGGGTATATCGCAGCCGGCAGTCCTCCAGGCCGGTGACCGCGAAGCCCGTCCGTGGGTAGTCGGGGCCGGCGACAACGCGGGCCGAGGCCACGGTGAGGTCGGGCCGCAGCCTGACGAGCACGTTCTCCGTGCGGATGCAGCCGCCGTCGGCGGCGGGCATCTCATAGCGGCCGTCCACGATCTGGTAGTTCGAGGATCGCACCAGGGCGACCAGGTCGCCGCCGTAGCTCGCGAGCGTGGGGTTGAACAGCGACCAGCCCTCGTGGGCCGGCTCCACGTCGATCCGCTGGTGGTGGACGCTGGCGAGCTCGTCGAGCGTGGGCGTGTACCACGTCCGGTTGGTGCGGACCATGTGCTCGATCTCTTCCGTGAGGTCGGGCCGGGCGAGGAGCCGCTCGCACGCCCGGCGGCCGGCGTCGAGCTCGCCGACGTAGTAGCTGTGGACGGAGAGGGCGAGGTCGTGCTCGTGGCCGGTCATGGCGGCCAAGTGTGCCGGCCGTGCCGGGCGAGCCGCAGGGGGTCAGTCAGCGGCGTCGCATCGCCGCTGTAGCGACATTCAGCGTCGCGTTATCACGACGGCAGGCCAGATAAATCCCGTCTCAGTCGATTCTCCCCGGCAGAAACTCACCCGCAGGGGAGTTGTCACGACGGGCGGCGTGTTTATCGGGTTCCGCAGAAACATTGGTTCTCACTTCATTCGATTAAGTATCCCGCGAAGCGTCTCGGCGCATGTCCTGTTGACGCTTTCGGGAAGCGACCCATGCTCCAGCATTGTCGCCGACCAGTCGATGGCTCGCCGCTCATCAGCCGTTAGCGTCGGAACGGTTCGTCGCAGCGGGCGGCTGTATGGCAAGCCGCACGCGGACTTGTCCACATGCACCGACACCGACACTGGGCTGCCAGAACCACGCGATGCAGCGGACATCTCATCTACCTCGTCTGTCATGGTCGTCTCCTGTGTTCGATGCCGCTGATCGCTGGCGTTCCGCGTCACCGTCCGTCATTTGCCAAAAGCGACGCCGCCTTTGCGATGCAGTCTCCGCACAGCCACGCCGTACTTGAGTCGTATGTCGGCTCGTCACCAACCTGCACCACGCAATCAACGTAACGGTCGCACTCGTTGCATTGGCAGTCCGTCCATGATGTGTTTCCGGTGATCTCGTTGACCGCTTCGGGCGTCGGAGAATCGCCAAGCGACCTAATGCGTTTTGCGATGCCGCTCTGGTCGCAGCCGTACTGTTCAATCCACCTGTCGGCAGCGTTGGCAGCCTTCGACGTTCGGCTTTCAAGTTTCATGGCTTTACCTGCGGAACCACGCGTTCTATTGCTCACCGAAACCTGTTGAACTTCAGCGGGGCAGGATGCTGCCGCCACTCTTTTCGAACTCCAGCATCACCATCATCGTCGATTGTGAACTCAAGCGGCTGGACGATATGCACCGCCTCCCCCGTCTCAGTGTCGCACCACACGACGTACTCAAGCCGCACGCCGCTGGCGTCGAACACATCGCAGGCACAGTCTTCCGGCACTTTCAGAATCACGACCCACTCCTCCGTTCGCAATAGAACCAGCGGATGAAGCGGACGGCGGGGCCGCCGCTTATCCTGCGTGTTCTCACTTCTGCCGTTCCAGTAGCCCGCGCAGCGCCTCTCGCTTGATCGGGCCGCCGTCAGCGTCGTCGTACATTCTGGCGGTAACGCCGATTGCCCACTCCACCGCCTCCCGCTCCGCGTCGGTGAGCGTGGGCGACCGCCACAGCGGAAACACACGGCCGACTCCACCCGCCACTTTGATTGCCTCGCTTTTGTCAAACGAACCGCAGAACGGCTCCACCTCTCCGTCAAACTCAACTGCCCACGCCACCGGCTGAGAACCAGCCGATGCAACAGACCGCTTATTCGTCTCGTTCATGGTTGCCGCCTCCTTTGTTCGCGGCTGTTGATCGTTCACGTTCTGGCTACCAAGAAACCGGGTGCCTCGCCTTCAAGATTTCCAGCGTTGCGCGGTGCATCCGCTTCACATCCTCAACTTGAGTAAGGAGGTATCCAATGTTGGCAATCAACTCGTCACGGCTAAGTCTGTCTAGCGGCACGCCAAAGAACGTCACGGCTCGCGCTAGTTCCATCCACTCCGGCTGCATCAGGTGTGCTGGCAACCCCGAGCCAGAACCAGCCGATGCAACAGACCGCTCATTTTCATCACTCATAGTTGCCGCCTCCTTTGTTCGCGGCTGTTGATCGTTCACGTTCTACGTCTTCACTTTCGCTCAAGAGCGCACTCGCCGCTTACTTGCGCCGTTTCTTCTTTGGCTTCCATCTTGCCGCCGCACCGGCTTCGGCCTGCTCCGCGATTGCCGGGTTGCCCGGCGGCATCTTCGGGGCGTCAACTCGCAAGAGACGAGACAGCGCGAGCCTAATCGCCTCACTGGGCGTCGTGCCGTGTTTCTCGCAGTAAACCGCCATCGGCCCCGCGAGCGGTCCGAGGCGGAAGGTAATGCGGTCGTTCATATCAATGCCAGAACTGTACCTTTCCGCCAATCTTTTTTGCCGCAGCCACCGCCGCCGTTCGACTTCGGTACTTGCGTCCGACAACGTCCATGCGGCCGTTCTCGGTCTGCCGCAAAATCCAGTATCGGCCCTTGTCGTCTCGCTCACCGATCACCGTGATGACTTTTGTTGCAATCACAGTCCGCCTCCTTCAACGCCGTGGCGGCAGAGGTGGGCGTCTGGGCAGTCAGAGTTTTCGCCACGCTCGCAAGCCGCTTTGCTGCGGTACTTAGCGGCCAACTGGGTATATTCCGCTGCTCCCTTCTCCATATGCTTTGCCGCTGCTTCCCACGCTTCATCCCTGGTGCTGAACAAATAGCAGCCGTTGATCCAATCAAACTTGCCCGCACTGCCAGTTTCGTTACTGGTGTACTTGCACCGATAACTGTCAGAAGAATTAGCGTCCTGCTTGGTGATGACCAGAGCAACCACTTCAAACATTGAGAAGTGATGCCCCCCGTAGGTAAACCACTCTGAACCGATTTCCACGTTAGCTGGCTTGCTCATCGCTTTCTCCAGATTGAGGCTTGCGGCTCGTTGCCGCGTCATGCCCTAAGTATACCTAATGTCGGACGGAAGGCAACCCCCGGCTGAAAGATTTTTGGGAAAACCCCGCCTTTCCCGGCAGAACCGAGATTCCCGCCCCTGTCGGACAGTTGGCATCGTGAGAATCTAGGGCGGGGCGGGAGGGCCGACGCTCTCTGCGGCGTGTTGCGTCAATCTGTAAGCATTAATGCCACGTTTGTCTTACGAACTGCGCATCTATTGGCGATTCGCGCCATCTTGTGTGCGGTCAAGCAGCCCGCGAAGCGTGTTGTCCCGAGCGGGAACGTCGGCATCGAAATCGCGTGTTTTCGCCTCGGACTGTCCCGCTCGGGAATACTCGCCCATCAGTGCAGTAGCTCCGTGAGTTCGGCCGCGATCATACGCCGCACCGCCTCAAGCTCGGCCTTAGCCTCGTCGCCAAGCTCGCAGTGTTCGATCCGCCCGCGACAGTGCATGTCGATCCGCTCCAGGTCGATCAAGGCGTCACGGCCCGCCAGGGCGCAGCGATGCTCGCGGGCGTCGTCGCGGTCGTCCAAGTTGAACCGCAGCGTGGCTTCCATGCCCGAAGCCTATCGCCCCCGTCAATTAGGTCAACGCTCGTCCTGGCTGGCGATCCGGCTGGCGGCCTGGGCGTCGAAGGCATCGGAACGTCCGAGGTCGAACCAGTGCGGATAGTGCTTCAACAGCCGCCTAGCCTCCTCGCGTACCTCGCGGCGGATGCCCTTGATCCCGCCCTCATAGGGGCTGGCGAGACGCAGCAGGAAATCCTGCGTGCGGATGACGGCGCTGGTTCGCTCGCGAGGGAGTGTCATTTTCGTAATTCGCGAATTGCGAACGCCCGGTCGGTTTCGTTGCAGGCAACCTATTTCTGGATTAT